ATGGCACCGTCCAGCACTTATGTCTACCTGCATTGCCACGAGGATAAACCAGAAAATCCAAATTTGGAAGGAGGAACCGAAGATGATAACGGATACCACACCCAGGCCTGACACGGTCACCATCTCCGTTGATGAATATGCGGATCTGGTACGCTCTGCCGCCCTGCTGGATTCTCTTGTGATTGCGGCGGTGAGCAGCGGAGCAAAGAATCCCCTCTACCGCTTCATTGCCAATGAGCGAAATATTCCTATTACCAAAACGGAGGACTGATTATGTCCAACGAAAAACGATACTACTGGCTAAGGCTCAAAGAGGACTTCTTTACCTCGAAACGTATAAAGAAGCTGAGAAAGCTTGCTGGTGGAGATACCTACACGATTATCTACCTTGAAATTCAGCTAAAAGCTATCAAAAACGGTGGAATACTTCGGTGGACTGGTTTGGAGGATAATTTTGCCGCAGAGCTTGCACTTGATCTGGACGAAGATGAAGATAACGTGAAGTTTACCCTGGCATATCTACTCAAATATGGGCTTGCTGAAAGCTCTGATAATATCAATTTTCTTTTCCCGTATGCAGTCGAAAATATAGGCTCCGAAGGTGCTTCCGCCAAAAGAATGCGAGATATGCGTGCAAAATTGAAGGAATCCAGTTTGCCACCTCCACAGCTTCCGGCGGATACCGTCACATTGTGCGAACAGCGTTACGGAGAGAAAGAGAGAGAGAAAGAGTTAGAGTCAGAGAAAGAGTTAGAGTTAGAGCTAAAGCAAGATATATCAAATAATAATGATAATAATAACCAGCCGGACGACGCAGAAAGAGCAGTTGATGAATTTTCCGTCAGGAGCGGAGCCGACCTAAGCGCTTATCTCTCGATTACGCCGAAACTGCGGGAACAGGTAAAAAAGGTCACGAAGCGCATTTTTGAAAAGGCGTGTACCTCTGATCCCACGGAAATAGATGAGTGCAAGATTTTTTCCTACACTTATGACCCAGACGCAAAGCGTATCAGCAATGAGCGAATATCCAAAGCCTTGAGATATATCGGAAAACAGCAGCAGCTCTACCCGAAGGTTGCACTAAGCAAGATTCTGGTGGAGTACAAGGACTATCTGCATATGTCAAAGGAGCTGCGAGTCGATATGTCCCATAAATCCATCCGTTTTCCAGCCGACATTGTGGAGGCACACAGAACCATTACGGCCAGGTACAACGAGGTCATGGGAGAAATCCAGAAACGCAAGGGCGAGGAACTGAACGCAGCGTTCCACAAGGCCGTTCAGGAGCATTACGCACGGATGGGCTTGACCGGATTTCAAAAGGATGGCTTCTGTATCATCCTGCCCCAGATGCGCACAGACCTGATAGCCGAGGGACAGAGCCTCAACCACTGCGTCGGCGGCGAGGGATATTACAAAAAGTGCATGATGGGTGCATACATGATTTTCTTTGTCAGAAGGCAGGATGCCCCGGAGAAGCCATTCTTCACCATGGAGATGGATACCACCAATGGAAGGATTATCCAGCTGTATGGCTTCGGGGACTGTACAGCACCCAAAGATGTCCGTGAGTTCGCAAACGCCTTTTCCAGGTTTATACAGCGTAGAGGAGTGAAACAAACAGCATGAGAATTCAGCCCCAGAAAAACGGCTCTCTGACCGAATCGGAACGGCTTGATATTGCCCGGCTCCTGGTAAAAGCCGGGTACACCGTCAGGATTGGCAAGGAAAAGCCTACTAATAAGCCCAATGCGGCGTATGTGTGCTACATCGAGTTCACCGCCCCAGGGCAGAAAAACGAGGAGATTGACTATGGCTAAGAAAAACCACCTTATGACCCCGGAGGAACGGGCGCAGCATGATTTCGCCGGGAAGCTGCGGCGCATGACGGACAAGCAGCTGGTCGAGTATGTAAATGCCCGGCACTCCGTACTGACCCCCGTCCCCACCAGTAGTAGGGCCGAGGCGGTAAAAGAGTTCATCGACCTTTGTGCCGTCTCCGGCAAGCGCATGGGCCCCGCTACCATCGCCGGTATGAGGGCTGTTGCCCGGGAAGCAGGTATTGACATTGGGGTATAAAGGCTGGGAGGACTTCGATCCCGACGGGCAGCGGCAGAAGAACCCGGAAATGCAGTGGCAGGGCCGGGTGAATCGGAAGAACGGCGAAGTCCTGGAATCGTACATCCTCGAAGCCTGCTGTTACTACCGGGAACAGAAAATAGCCGACATCGACAAGACCCCGGAACCATTTAAGGTGCTTACCGGAATGAAACGCCTATCCTGCGGCACTCCCGGCTTCGAGGGGGTATTTGCCAAGAAAGCCCAGCCGGATTTCAAGGGCACCCTCGCCGGGGGCCGGGCGGTGATTTTTGAATCCAAGTGCTCCACCAGAGAGAAAATCATGCAGGACGAGGTGAACGAAGCCCAGGCGGACGCTATGCGCTCCCACAGTGCCCTTGGAGCGGTTGTTTTCGTAATCGTGTCTTTAGACCTCTCCACCTTTTACCGTGTCCCCTGGGAAGTCTGGGTGACCATGAAGGAGCGCTTCGGGCATAAGTACATGAACAAAGAAGAACTTGCACCCTATGAAATCAAGTTCAAAAACGGCATTCTTCAAATTTTGTAGGAGGACAATATGGAAATTGAGAAATCCGAGCTGATCAAGAGATTTTCCCTGCTGGAACGGGCAATTCCCGGCAGGCCCACGATTCCCTGCACCGAGGGTATTCTGGTGAAGGACGGGAGAATGTGTACCAACGACCTGCAAAACGCCATCTCAATTTTGGCTCCGGAAGCAGCCCTTGAGAGTTTCATCCTTCCGAAAAAGGCCATCGCCATGGTGAAGAACCTCCCGGATGGAATGGTGCAGATCACCCCCAAGGGAGACGATGCCCTGACTATCAAGGCTGGAAATATCCGCACCAGCATCAAAACCATGTCCATCGATGGCTTCCCGGAAAACTTCACCCTGTCCGAGCCAACGGAGGCTACCATTGACTTCGATGACCTGGTGGAAATGCTCTCCAGCGTTGTGTATGCCACCGCTACCAGCGAAGCCCGCCCGATACATACCGGTGTCCTGCTGGACAGTGACGGTACCGATCTGAATGTGGTAGCCTGTGACGGCTTCCGCTGCGCCTGGGCTCATGCCGAATACCCGGAAGCCTTCAAGATGGTCATTCCCAAACCCACGGTCAAGCTCCTGCTGTCCATCAAACAGGAAGGCAAGCTCAAAATCAGTATGCAGGGCGAAAAGGCTGTTTTTGAGATCGGAGACTGCAAAATCTATGCCCGGCTGCTCTCCGGCAGTTTCTTGGACTATCGCCGGGTGTTCCCCAGCCGCACGAAGTCCATCGGTGTTGACAGGAACAAGTTGCTGGGCGCTATGAACCGAATTATGATCTGCTCCGATGATACCCACAAGGGCAAGGTCGAGCTGGACGGCTCCGACACCTCCCTCCAAGTCAAATGCACCAGTGCTTCGGCGGATTACATCGAGGAGCTGGAAGTGCAGGATAAATTCCCCGCGGATTTGAGAATCATGTTTAACTCCGCCTACGTTGTGGATGCGCTGAAAAGCTATGATTGCTCTGTCATTGACTGCTTTTTCGGAGACAAGAGTACCGAGCCGCTGGTCATGGATGATGGGGCTTTGAAGTCGCTGATCCTGCCTGTGCGAATTGTGGAGGGCACGAAAGGAGCGGCAAAGGCATGAGTAAAGAGAGTTATGTAAAGCGGATGCTTTCGGAAAAGTCACTGAAAGACCAAAAGTTATTTAATTCGACTATTGCAGAAGCAATTGAGGATATGGGTGAAAAAATAGCCGATATTGTGAATAGCTATGACAAAATGGATCTTCCGCTGATTGTGGCGACCATGAACATCATTTCGCGGAGTTTGGAGAACCTGCTGGGCAAAGACGGCGTTACTATGGCACGAGCCGTTGAACGGGAGACCCAAAGCGTTCTCTATATTGTCGATGACAAAAAACACGGAGGAACCGAGTAATGCCGAAGCCCTGGGAAAACAGCTCCGGGGTTCCCGATCCCACGGCCTACGCTGGGGATCGGGCCATCTCCAAAGAGGAGCAGCGTGTTACTGACCTTGTCCATTGTATCCGCTACATTGCCCGGTTGGCCGGATTTGAAATCATCAACCGCATTGAGTTCCGGGACATCAAGAGCCGCCGGACTTATCGCTGAGAAAGGAGCCATGATGCAATACATAACCCGAAAAGAAAAGCGCCGGCGTTTCATTCGCTGGCAGCGTTTGGAGCCCAGCCGGAAGCGCTGGCTGGCGCACTTCCTCTGGCGCATGAAAGAGCCGGAATACCCGTAGGAGGCTGCCGATGAAGAAGCACAAATGGATTTTGAAGATCCTGATTGTTGCCGCAGTCATAATTGCCCTGGTGGGCTGCTGGCGATTTTTCCGGCTGGAAATCATCCGCGCTACTCTGCGCCTCCCGCTCCCGGCATGGCTGAAAGCCCTGATTTGGGGGTGGTGAGCATGGAAAAGTGCTGTGGAACCTGTAAATGGCACGATGATTTTTCATGGGCCTGCTTCAATGGCGAATCGGAAAACTGTGCGGATTTCACTGACCCGGAGGATTCCTGCGAATGCTGGGAAAAGATCGATAATGAGCCTAAAGGGGTCGAAATCGACCCGGTTAACGGCAAATAGGAGTGGTACAAGACCGTGAACACACTGCTGAATTATCCAGGCGCAAAATGGGGTATGGCGCAAGAAATTATATCTCTTATGCCGCCTCACCGGTCATATTTAGAGCCATTTTTCGGCTCTGGTGCGGTTTTATTCAACAAACCAAGGTCTGCCATTGAGACCGTGAACGATATTGACGGCGACATCGTGAACTTCTTCCGGGTACTTCGGGAGCGGCCGGATGATCTAGCCGAGGCAATAAGCATGACCCCCTATTCTAGGGACGTGTTCGACGATGCGCACAATAACTATGGTGCGGACGATTTTGACAGGGCATACCGCTTTGCTATCCGTTCCAAGATGGGACATGGCTTTAAGACATACCAGAAAACAGGCTTCAAAATTGATGTTTATGCACGGGAAAGGTCATACTGTGTTAGCTGCTGGAATAGGCTTCCTGCTGACCTCCTGGAAGCTGCTAGACGGCTGAAAGGTGTTCAGATAGAGAATCAAAATGCGATTGATTTGATTAGGCGTTTTAACCATGAGAACGTACTCATTTACGCAGATCCCCCGTATCTTTTGGAAACCCGCAAGGGAAAGCAATATCACTATGAAATGACAGAGCAGGACCACATCACCTTGCTGGATGCGCTGAAACAGCATAAAGGGCATGTCATTCTTAGTGGGTACCCTTCCGAAATGTATACTAGAGAGCTGCATGGATGGAGCGTGATACAGAGAAAATCGTATAACCAAAATTCAGACCAGCGCACAGAAATGTTGTGGTGTAATTTTGAAACGCCTGGATTGTTTGGAATCTTTTACGAAGGAGATACAGTAGATGTGTAAATTTTGCTCTGGATACAAGACGCTCTACCAGCAAACGCAGTCAACAAGGGTTTACATTGACGCTTTTCCACCGAATAGGCGACTGGTTATCGAATGCACCCCATTTCCACCATTCAAGAGAGGGGCATACAACGAGTACGCTGTAAAATCGGTTTTTGAAATCAATTATTGCCTCTATTGCGGTCGAAAATTAGATGCTGAAGAAAAAATCCCCGGAGGCCGCAGAAAGTATATTCGGAAATGCGGGATCTGCGGCTCCAGAGGTGAGCAGTCAAATATGGTGCGGACATCTATTTCTTCGAATGGATGGCTGTGCCAGGAGTGCTTCGATGAAGCCAAAGGTTGGGAGAAATAGATATGCCTATTCCATTCTATAGCTACAACATCAGTCTTGGCGAAGCCTGCGCCATCGTGAAGTACCATCTGGACGATGAAAATATTGCCTTGCAGTCAAGAATTCTTGCTATTGAGGCCGTGGCGGGCATGGAGACCATAAACGGCATTACCAAGGACGAACTGCAACACGCTTTGAAGTGGCTGTATGACCACTTTGAGTTACATTATTGGGAGTGATTACATGAAACCTTTGTATATTCCGAAAGGAAAGGCCAAGGAATACGGCGATTATGCCGTCAATATCTACACCGGCTGCCCCCACAGATGCTACTACTGTTTTGCGCCGAATGTGCTGCACCGGGATCGTGAAACCTTCCACGCCAACGTAGCACCCCGCCCGGGGCTGGTCGATGCTTTGAAACAGCAGCTGGAGAAAGAGCAGGTCAAGGGGCAGCTTATCCACCTTTGCTTCGTCTGCGACCCGTACCCCACAGGCTACGACACTTCCGCCACCAGGGCTGCTATCAAAACCATCAAAGCAAGTGGGAACCATGTGCAAATTCTCACGAAGGGCGATGGCAGCCGGGACTTTGATTTGCTGGATGGGAACGATTGGTACGGCATTACCTACGATGGGTCCGGCCATGGCATCTATGAGCCGTCGGACAGGCTGATTGACCTCTATTCGGCCAAGGAATGCGGGATTGGGACTTGGGTATCCTGCGAGCCTGTTCTAAATCCGCCCGCTATCCTGGATCTGCTGTCAAATTGCCACGATTTCATCGACAAAGTAAAAATTGGAAAGCTGAACTACCATAAGTCGAACATTGACTGGAAGAAGTTCGGCCAGGAGGCGGAGCGGCTGTGCCAGGATCTTGGCCTGGACTACTACATCAAGGATTCCCTGCGAAAAGAAATGGAGGGCTGAAAATGGTCAGATCCAGTAACAGCACCGCTGCAAAATTACAGAAACTCAGCAAAACCGATTTGATTTGGTGCATTTTGGAATACGAAAAACACAACCTTGGCTGGCCATCGGTCGATGCCATTCTCGCCGACCTCAAATACAAGAAGGACATAGAAAACATTGACCGTTGCGAAAAGTTGGCAAAGCAATCCCATGAAAAGCGGCTGGCCTACAATGACCTGATCGCTCCCTATGTGGGGAAGTCTATTACTGAGGTCCCGAAGCCTGTATTTGACCGGGCCGTAGAACTGCTCCGGGAGGCAGAGGCAGCGGACGAAGAATGGTATCGCCGCAGCGGGATAAAGGTGAAGTGAAAATGAAAGTCAAACAAAAAAAGAAGCGTATCTGCGATCCAGGCATCTGTGAGTATTGCCTGTACATTTGTGATGGAGATTTTATCTGTGACAAAAAAGCAGAACCCGTCCTTGTTGTTGAGGATTGGGAGCCTACGGAAGATTTTATGTGGTGCGATAAGCACAGGAGGGCCGAAAATGTCAACGAGAAATCTTGTTGCTGTGAGCATTAAACATAGCGAATTCCGCTGGAAGTTCGGTATGCCGTGCTGGCTGTGGGGAGAACGCACAGCAGCAAACAGCCAGCGGTCTTTCGCCGGGTACACCGTATACCCAAATGATGCAGAAGTTTACACCCTGGAGGATTTTGCGAACAAGTATTCTGATTGCCCATGGATAAAGTTTGATAGCCCGGTTTCGATGTGCATGGACTTCTGCAAAAAGTACAGGGAATACGATACCGTGCTTGTTCCTATCGACCAGTATATCAAATATTGCGAAAGCGCCGGTTTGCCGCTGAGCAGACCAAGGAGGGGCAACAATGGCTAGAGCAGTGCTTATTTCTATCCATCCAGAATGGGTGAACAGAATCATCTCCGGCGAAAAAAATGTGGAAATCCGGAAGACCCGTCCGAATCTTGGAACTCCGTTTAAGTGCTATATTTACGAGACACAAGGAAAGAGCGATACCCCATGGATTGACGAAGACGGGCACATGATATTCCGTGGGCGCGGGAAGATCGTTGCAGAGTTTACTTGCGACAGAATCAATAGCATTACGCACGTTGGGTATTCTGGCAGCGGCAAAAAACCTGTACTTCGAGCCTACAAGGCGAATAATCCGATAGAGCTGGAACCCAATTTTGATTTTTCAGCGACTTGCATGAGCACTGAAAGAATCGAACAATATTTGGGCGGCGGAGACGGGTACGCATGGCATATTCCCAAATTGGAAATCTACGATACGCCGAAGCCGCTTAGCGCATTCAAGGGGCTATGTAAGATTGAGGTGGATTGTGGGTGCTGCCCTTATTACAACTACACCAAAATGGATTGTGATGGTAGGACAATCAAACGCCCGCCCCAGAGCTGGTGTTATGTGGAGGATCTGGCATGAAAGCATGGAAAGTTCGAGATCCAAATGAGTGGACAGCAACCATCGTCTTTGCGGAAACAGCCGGAAAAGCCAGATCCTTGGCAATGCACACAGAAACTTGCGAAGATATGGATTTTTGCGAGATTGAGGTACACCGTGAAAAGGCTGCGGACAAGTATTACACCCCTGGAAAAGTAGAAATGGACTGGTGGAACGCTGCTGACAGGCTGGCAATGGTGAAAGATATGGGCTTTACTTGCGAGTACAAAGAGCCGGATGAATGCGCCTGCTGCCCCGCAACAGAATTTTGCAGTAAATTTAACGAGGAGGTGTGATTATGGCTCAAAGAATTGCAGTTTTCATCGCTCGTATCCTGGTGGTACTTTTTTGTGTACTTATGGCAGCGGTTTTAGTATGGGCGATTTTGCAAATGGTGTATGGAATTATCCAATTGGTTTGCAACATAAAGGAGGCACTGAATGGCGACTGATTACATAAGCCAGGATGTGGCGGTAATAATTGCAGACTATGCCGCAGACAAACACCCGTATGACAAAGACACCAAAAAGCCGGAAACATACTCCGAGTATAACCGGGGCTGGAATGATGCTTGCGATTATATCCGGGAGAGGCTGGAAGGTGAAAAGCCCGCCGATGTGGAGCCGGTGCAGCGTGGGAACTGGCATATCCGGTTTGCAGATGAAATGACTCTATGCCTGGAATGCTCCGTGTGTGGCCGCAAAGTTGACAACATCGACCTGCACCACCTGTTGGAAGCCGGAGAATACGGGGAGGCTTGCCGGAGGTATCCGTATTGCCATTGTGGCGCAAAAATGGATTTGGAGGAAAAAATACCGCAAGCTGATAATATCTCAGATATGCTCTATAAAAATCTACGCATAGCATTGATGCGCTATGAAGACAGGAATGGGCACAGCCCTGGGCACATTTTTATGGAATCAGCGGTGTTCTGGCTTTTCAAATATTTCAATTCTAGCGTAATTACGCCCAATATGCCGCTGACGGACGGAACAACATTTTTTGGGATTCCAGTAAAGGAGATTAAGGGAAATGGCTACGGGATTTATCTATCTGATGGGCCAATTCTGCTTGAAGCCTATGAAGGCATGAATTCTGAAAATGTGGTATATAACTGCCAGGGTTACATTTCCAAAACCAATGCTGACAGCATTCGGCGCATGAACGATAAACAGTTATCTAAATTTTTGAACTCCCATATGGTATGTGACTGCTGCGTGCATGAGGAGACATGCACAGATTATTCCAAACCGGATCAGTGCAGGGCGGGAGTTCTTGCGTGGCTCCAGAAGCCTGTGCAGGCAAAAGCAGGTCTTGCGGAAAGTGCAGGAGGAAATCAATGAGTGTGAAATCTGAAAAAGCAGAAGAACTTCGGCGTGAAAAAGCCCGGAATCTGCGCTACAAGAAGGCTATTCACGCCGAACTGAACCTGGAAACCATCACCAGCGAGCTGTATGAGATGTGGGAAAAGGCATCAGACGTGCTTTACTGGTGTGAAGATGACGGCAGCACCCAGCTTGATGAACTGATTGGTGATGAGGAGGAAACCTTCGAGCTGCGTATGGCCTTCTCCACGCTGGAGAGCGACTGTCAGCAGATGCTGGAAGATCTGGACAATGAATGGGTTCCTGAATTCTTCGATGATTTCTTCGGGGCAATCGGCCCCAGAGGGAGCATGATGCAGGGGTATGACAGCTATGAGGGGGACTACTTTGGGATAGACGATGGTTACGAAAGCGAGCTGGCGCAGAGGGAATGCTCCAAGCGGCTTATGGCCCACACCAAAGCGGAGATTATCGAAGCGTATTCTGTGTGCTTCAGGGTTGCGCTCAACTATATTGGCCTGAAAAGTCGGTACGATGGACTAAAATCCTATATCGATATCCTTAATGGGGCCAATACGGGCTATCTTGCCGCAGTAAAGCACATCGAGGAGCTGTATGAAAAGGTAACTGCGGGCGGTTACTACGCACACAAGCGCAAGGACGAGGCAGAATTTGAACAGCTATGCAACAATATGCCACCGGAAGTGTGGCTGCAATAGTCAGGAGATAAGAATGGCTAGACACATCGACTTTACGCAGTATCCCGAATCCATAGAGCTTGCCGCCCACGCAATCGGGTTGGATCACAAGAGGCCGTACATCCGGCACGGCAAGTTTTTCTACCGTCCATACCGCAACTATTTCACCGCAGCTGATAATACCCACGATTTCT